AAGCTAAAATTGTTGAACTTGAAGCAAAGATAGCATCCAATGTGCCGCCATTACGAGAGCCAAAACTTGAAGACCCTGACATTGATTTTGATGAAGATAAATTAATCCAAGCCAAAATTGATTACAAGGTCGATTTAGCGATCAGTAAAAAAAGCAAGGGCGACGACAAGTTAAGACAGGAATCACAAGCAGAGCAGAATAGAGAGGACATTTCAAAGAAGTTTTTAGCCAATTGCGAAGTATTTGCAAAGGATAAGAAAGATTTCAATGAAGTTCTACAAAGTGTCCCCCCGCTACAGCCAGCGGTTTTAGATGAGCTCATGGTTAGCGAACAATCTGCGGCGTTAGCTTATTTTCTAGGTAATCACCAGGAATTAGCTAATAAAATTGTGAAGATGAATCCTGTTAGAGCGGGCGTTGAGCTTGGCAAAATTGCTGCTAGATTAGCGGAGCCTAAACAAATTAAACCGAGTGACGCTCCAGATCCAATCGATCCTCTAAAAGGTGGTGGAAAAACCACTACTGAAAGGGGGCCAAAAGGAGCCACATTTGAGTAACTTGAGGATAGTTAATCATGGCCGACAATAATTTTGACAGTAACTTTACACGAAAACTTGCAAGGGTTTTCCTGGAAAAGTTCGATAATATGCGAGTGTTATCAAAGCATGTAGACACTCAACTTTTAACGGGTAAGTTTGCGCCAGATACAGGCGACACAGTAGACTTTAAGCGACCAACTGATTATAAATCAGTGCGAACTCCAAAAGGTGATGTATCAGGCGAAACAGCATCACCCATCATTACCGGTAAAGCTTCCGGCATAGTTCAGGATTACTTCACTGTTTTTGTCGATTATGACGAAGCGGACGAAGCGATTAAAATGGACCAAATCGATAAACTCCTAGCACCACTAGCCACCCGTATCAAAACTGACCTTGAGTTAGATTATGCAGCCTTTATGATGAAGAACACCGCATTACTGGCGGGTACGGTTGGAACGGCAGCAGATACTTGGGACGATATCGCAGAAGCAGGCGCAGTCCTACAGTCCAGTGGTGTACCAGCCGATGCGCCTTGGTTTTATACTGTGAATCCCTTCACACAACGAAAACTTGCAAGCACTAACCGTAGTCTAGGCGCTGGTGGTGTTGCTGGCGGCTTAGTTAAAACAGCCATTGATAAGGCGACTATCTCCGAAATATTTGCCGGTTTTGACAAGGTTATGACTGCAACGACTCTAGCCAGCTATACAATTGGCGCAGAAGCCGATCGCGCAGGCACTTTGTCAGGTACGCCCACAGTGACTTATTTAGCTGCTAAGGACACTATGACTCAAGTCTTGGCTGTAACAGCAGTAGGTGCGGGTTCTACGGTGCTTAACGCGGGCGAAACAGTGACTATCACTGCTGCATCTGGCGCTATCAATCGTTTGAATCTGTCAACTCGCCAAGTTATATTGGACGAGACTAGCTCGCCAATCGTTTGGACAGGAACCGTCACTGAAACAGTCACTCTAACCGGTGGAGCTGGTAACGTAACAGTAACAGGCCCCGCAATATTTGAGTTGGACGGCGCTTACAATACAGTTTCTCAATCTCCATTATCGGGCGATATAGTGACTTTCTCAGGTGCGGCAAATGCGATTATCCAGCCTAACCTGTTCTGGCATAAGCAAGCCTTCTCAATTGGCTCAGTTCCTATCAAGAAACTACACTCAACTGATACATTAGCAACCACTGAAGACGGTTTGCAATTCCGTGTATCTAAAGGGGTTGGATTCTTAGAGAACGAGCAAAAGGTTCGTTTCGACTTTAGACCGGCTTACGGCGTGATGAATCCGTTCTTTGCTGGACAAGGTTTCGGTGCCCCATAAACCAATAAGCCCCGTTTATGCGGGGCTTGATATCATGAGGATAAGAAAATGACGTTTATTTCAACAGGCCTAAAAGCAATGGGCGGCAAAGGGAAAGCCTTTGATAATGGCAAGATGTTTGCTTATACAACTTCTGATTCAATGGCAACGGTTAGAGCCTCTGGGTATTTCGACGGTGCATCATCTGATCTGGATTCTGAATATTTTATTGCCGTGAAAGCATCTGACGGTGTAAGTATTTTAGCGCTAACGCGCGACTCTACCGGTCTGATACTTACCACGGACACAAACATCCAGGCTATCACTGGTGCTGGCGCTGTTGACGTCATTACCGGGGTTACTCAGTTCACATCTGACGGCGCAGCACAGGCTTTGACTATTGCAGACGGTTATATCGGGCAACGAAAGGTTGTCGTTCATGTAGTTGATGGAGGGAGTGGCGTATTAACTCCGGCGAATGGGCTTGGATATTCGACTATCACTTTCACGACTGCTGGCGAAGCTGTTGAGCTGATGTTCTTGGCAGGTGGATGGGCCGTAATCGGTTTTGGTGGGCTTACCGCTACATTACCGGCTATCGCTTAATTGGCACCTTAAATCAACAAAGGGGTTTCGGCCCCTTTCTTTTAATCTTAATAGGTGGATACAATGTCCGAAGAAAAAGTAAAGAAAGCACGTAAAATTGCTTGGTTAAAAGCCGATGGCAAAGCAGAGATAGAGCTATTTGATACGCCCAATCTAGCCAAGAAAGCTGAGGAATTAGGCTGGACAAAGAAAGACGACAAGTAGTGATATGGCAACCGGTGCAGATGTTATTAAAGGTGCACTTCGTAGACTCCAAGTTATCGAAGATGAAACCCCTATTGAACCCAGTGAAATCAATGACGGCTTAGAAGACCTAAATGATTTTGGATCAGCCCACGAAGTCGGGTTTTTAGAGTTAGGTTTTGTCCCACTTGCTCTCCCTGCCAATACAATTAATATCCCTTTCCAGGCGTTAGGGTATTTTAAAGATCAACTCGCTCTCTATATGGCTGGTCAGTACGGCGCGCCAATACCGCAAAGTCTTGTACTGTCAGCGGATAAAACAATGAGATTTGCGTTAAACGCCTTTCAGCGTCCCATTGATGTCGAATTCCCTGATACGCTTCCTGTTGGAGCGGCCAATGAATGCGACTCTATTATTAATAATGAGCATTTTTTCCCGATCAATTCAGATGAGAATTTCTAATGCCGTTAATGACTTTACCCATTGCCGGCGGATTCTATCAGTCTGAATCACTCCCTATTTCAGCGCAACGGTGTATAGGCTGGTTTCCGGTCATTCCTCAAACAGCGAATGCCCTATCAAAAGCGGTCCTATTCAACACGCCTGGTCAAAAGGCCTTTTCTTCGTTAGGTGGTATTAATCGCGGCCAACATGTGGTTGGTGGGATTGACTTCGCTGTCAATGGGAATACGTTATTTCAAGTCAATGAGGATAAAACGAAGGTCTCAATAGGGTTTATTGAAGGCTCTGGGATCGTCTCAATGGCGCACAATAGCACTGAAGCCATTAACGGAGACAAGTTAGTTATCGTCGTTCCTGGTGGCAAGTCCTACGTTTACAACGGTGTCGATCTGGTAGAGATAACAGACACTGACTTTCGAACTTCCGATACCGTGTCATTTAAGGATGGGTTTTTTGTATTTACGGCATCAGACGGCAAAGTGTTTTTTAACTCAGCCTTAAATGACCCGTTAAACTACCGGGCTTTAGATTTTGGCACTGCGGAAATATCACCTGATTTAATTGTTGCCAGCATTGTTATTCATAATGAATTATTTATTGTGGGTGTCGAGACAATCGAGCTATTCCAAAATATTGGTGGATCAGGGTTTCCTTTTCAACGCATCCCAGGCGCGAACATCCAGAAGGGCGCTCATGCAAAATTTGGTATCGTTGCATTAGATGAGACTTTTGCTTTTGTGGGTGGCGGCAAAGAGGAATTATCGACTATCTACCAAGTGGCTGACAGTAACAGTGCGGTCAAGATTGCGACTGGAGCGATTGATAACGAACTTCAAAAGTTTACGAAAGATGAGATATCAAACTGTGTGGCTATGACTTATTTCGAACGAGGCAGTCAGATTGCTATTTTCACCTTCACATCGAATAGAATACCAAGCAGAACTTTTGCCTACAACGCAACTACTTCAAAACTGTCCGGTATTCCGATATGGTTTGAATTCCAGACAGGGGTAACGGTTGATAATCGATGGAATGTTAACTCAATTGTTGTGGCTTATGGAAAAATCCTTGCAGGTACTACAGAGGGAGAAATAGCAGAGCTCGACAAGAACACTTACACCGACTTAGGAGAACCTATTTTAAGAGAGTTCACATCTGCCCCCCTATCCAACCAGGATGAGCCGTTATTTATTCCTAAGATTAAGCTGTGGATGGAGGCCGGAGTAGGATTAACTACTGGTGACGGTTCTGATCCTTCTGTCAGTATGGATTCATCTGTAGATGGCAAAACATACGGCAATGACCGACTAAGAAAGATCGGTAAAATAGGGAAGTTTGGCCAACAAACTGTTTGGAAAAGAAACGGGCGAACCGCCGCCTTTAAGTTTTGGCGTTTTAGAGTCACTCAACCGATTAAACCGGTTATTAGAAAACTTCAAGCGGTAGCGCAAGCGAGCGGTCCCAGTGACTAGGTTAATCCCATTAAGAGAAACCGAGCCAGTCTTTTTGCCGGGAGGCAGAGGGACGCGACGATTTAATGAATATATCCGCAATTTAACCGATCAAGTGAATGACACTGTTGAAGAGGTTGAAACAAATTCTCGGCTTGAATTATTGGCGTCAATTGCTGATCTTAATGAGAGATTAGGGTCTGGCGATATACTAACATCAGATTCCGACAGTTTTACGGTCGATTCGACGGAATTATTTGTCGATTTAACGGAGGCATAATGGTACAACAAACGATTAATATCGGCGCAGTAGCTAATGATGGAACAGGCGATACATGGCGCGCTGCTATGGATAAAACCAACGACAACTTTGATGAATTGTTTGCTGTTGGTACGCCGAATAACGAAGTGATTATCAATTTTTTAAGCGATTTTCCTGCAGCAGTCGGCGGGGTAATAACGCTCGCAGCTGCTACACTTTATCGGGTCAGTGACAATATTCCCGCTGGGGACACCAGATTTGTTCTTTCCCAGGATAGTGTTATTGACGGGCTGGATTCGTCAGTAGCGAGTATAACTTATACTGGATCGGGAGATATGTTCACCGCCTCTGACACTGCCAACAAGATCACTAGAGTGACTTTGGATGCACCCAGTGGAAGATTATTTAATATTGACGCGCCAACCGGTGCCGGCCTTTTTCAATTTGTCGATGCGACAGTTGATTCGTGCGATAGAGCGGGAATATTTACAGGACTTGCCGCATTTCAATTAGTGAATGTGGCTTACAACAACATTAAAACGGACGGGCATACTTTCGCTGGCGCGTTTAATATTTTTACTTCTCAAACTAACTTATCCTTTGTGAATGGGGGATCATTATTTGACTTAGGTGCCGCGACCTTTAACGCATTTGACATTGATAAGTCATTTGTTAGTTTGGCAGCCGCTACAAAAATGCTAACAGGAGCCGCTTCATCAGCCAATATTAATGTAGGTAACGTGGGGTCAGTCACCGGCACCAGAATATTTGGCGCAGGTGCTTCTACTCCGTTATCAGGTGTATCACCTAACGATATAAGATGGATATTTCTTGGTAACGACGAGATTTCAGACACCAACCCAGACGGGTTGTTATCACTCAATGCCAACGTAACGAATACAGTAGTCGGAACAGTGGATACACCGACCTTAGTCGCTGGAACTTGGGTGGTTGAAGGAACCTCATTTTTCACCGGCACCACTGCGGGAAGGCTGACTTATAACGGCGAAAGAGATTTAGCAGTGCCTGTTGACATAGTAACAACCATCCAATCGGCAAGCGGAACTAATAAAGACATTACGACTTATTTAGCTTTAAACGGCACAATAATCGCTAATAGTGGGAAAACTAACCGCGTTGGCGCGACGGACCCTGGTAATACATCGTCACCTTGGCAACTTACCTTAACAACGGGGGATTTCGTTGAAGTATTTGTTGAAAATAACACCGACGGAATTAGTTTATTAGTGGTTGATTCAGTTTTAAGGATCAGATAATGGCGACCGAAGTATTAGTCAATTCTGTTCAGTCGACAAGTTCAGACACTATAGAAAAGTTTTATGATTCACCCAGCGGAGGCGCGGGAACTATTATAAGCGCCTTTACAGCTACTAATAACACTGGCGCTAATAGAAGTTACAAAGCTTATATTTTTGATGCTAGTGGGTCTTTATTGGAGGCTGTCGTGCCATTAAAGATCATTATCAGGAAAAAATTTGATTTAGGTGCCTCAATTGTTGGCCATCTTATACCGCCAGCTGGAAGTTTAAGAATGGAAAGTGATTTAGCAGACACAATCGCGTTTAGAGTCACAGGCAGAGAACTATGACGGTTGTAGGGTATTCTTCGTGATATACTAAGACTATGGTAATATTGTTATGATGGTAAAAGAGACAAAAAACATGGATGAAATTAAGTCCATTATCTTTCATCCTACGATCCATCCTCATATCGAGGATGACGATAACAAAGTGGTTGATTTACCTGTTAAAGACTCGAAATATATTGGTTGTTATATCGATGATAAAATTGTGGGTGTCGGTATGTTTCACAAAGTGGAAGGTTTAACCGTTTGTCATATGCACCTACTAAAAGAATATCGGAAAACGATCGGCCTTGAATTCGGCCTAGAGGCTATAAAACTCAGACCAGATGATGTTTTATACACTAATGTGGACGAAACATTCCCTAATATCATGAGATATGTTGAGGCGCTAGGCTTTAAGTTGATTGATACGGTTAAAAAGTGTGTCAAAAAAGACGGGTTATTTTATGATTCCAACGTCTACAAGCTCGATTTTAGTGAGGTGAAATAATGGCTATCGGTGGAGCAATTGTTGCAGTCGTCGGGTCTGTTGTAGCCTCAAGAAACGCAAGAAGGGCATCCGAGAGGGCGGCTGCACAACAACAAGCGGCGGCGCAAGGTGGAATAGATGTCCAAAGCGAACAGTTCAATAGAATTCTTGAACTATTAGGCCCATCAATTGAGGGCGGCGATTTAGCGCGACAGCAACAACTTGGATTATTAGGTTTATTAGGTCCAGAAGCCCAGCAAGCGGCACAAGATCAGTTTAGCGAGTCTCCAGGCCAACAATTCATCAGAGAACGCCAACAACGAGCACTCACACGTAATCAGGCGGCTATTGGTGGCTTAGGTGGTGGAAACATACGAACGGCTTTACAAGAGCAGGCGGCAGGCTTTGCGCAACAAGATTTTGGTAATCAGTTTAATCGCTTATCCGCTTTATCCGGCGCAGGACAAACAGCAGCGACTAATATTGGTCAATTCGGGCAACAATCGGCAGGCAATATTGGCAATTTATTGGGTCAATTTGGGCAAGCTGGCGCTGCAGGTATATTCGGTCAAGCACAAGCGAGAAACCAACTTGTAAGCAATCTTTCAGCGATAGGTGCTAGCTTTTCAGACAGTCGACTAAAAAAGAATATCAATAAAATAGGAAAAATTGGTTGTTTGAATGTTTATGAGTGGACTTGGAAAACAACCGGGTTGGATGATGTTGGATTCTTGGCAGAAGAAGTTAAACAGGAATTCCCTGATCTAGTCGAAGAGCATAACGGTTTCTTAAGGGTTCACTATAATGAAGTGTTGGAGGCGGCATAATGGGTGTTGTATCGGCAAATCAATTTAATCTAGGTTTTGACGCGCCTGGCGTTATAAAAAGCGGTGTTGAGATAGGTGAGCAATTCAGACTCCAAGAGCTGCAAAAAAAACAGACACAGTTTATTGAAGGGGGCGGGTTAGAATCACCAACCGCGATCCAGGATGCGGGAAGAATTAGCATAGATTTTCAAAAACAAGTCGCTAATGAGTTAGGTTTACTGGATCAACGCACTGGCCAAATCGATCAAGTTAGATTGAATGAAGCGGCTAACTTTGCTTTTAGTATTCAAAATCTCCCTATTGAGCGCCAAAATATCGCTATCGATAACCGCATTCGGAAGCTTGAGTCTGAAGGGCGTGACGCCAAACAAACAAGAGAGTTGTTAACTTTACCGGTGGAAAAAAGATTAGAAGGTCTTCAAGGCGTTCAATTAGCCGCATTACCGGCGCCTGAAAGAGCCAAAATTATACTTGAGGGATCAACGGGTAAAGGGCTAGGCAAAATCCAATTCGGTGGCCAAGAGACTTTTAAGGATGAGAGTGGGAATATTTTCTTTGCAACCAGCAAAAGAAACCCACGAACCGGTAATGTTGAATCGGTAGTAACTCCGTTGGTTGAAGGAATAACCCCTCAAGGACAATTAATCCCCGTTTCAGGATCTGGAATTACTTCAGCCGAAAAGGTAACGGAAGCACAACAAATTTCTAATGTTAAATTCACTGAAAAACGAAGGGACGCATTAACCAAAGAGTTAGCAGATGCAAACAGAACAGCGGCAAGGAGTATTGTTAGTATTAATGCAGCTTTAAAGTTGTCTGAAAAGGCATCTCAAGGTCTAACCGGTTCCCTTAAGCTTCAATTAGGTAAGATATTCCCTGATATTGATGTATCAAACGAGGGCGCACTACAGTCAGCGTTTACTCAATTAGCACTAGTTCAATTACAAAGCTTTAAAGGTCCGACAACGGATTTTGAATTTGAAAAGGCGCAGTCAGTCGCTGGCGATTTAGGCGATCCTAAATCTGCCAACAAAGCAAGGTTGACAGGGTTAAAACGTGCAGCTTGGTTTGTTAGGCGAGAATTTAAGCAATTTAGAGACTTTACCAAGAAAGGCGGCGATCCAGATGATTTTGCTTTTGATTTTAATGAAACCATACAAACCAAAAAAGGCCTAATAACCCTTATAGATTTGCGAGATACAGCGGCAGAATTTAATTTAACTATTGAGGAAACTATAAAAAGGTTGAATGAGTAATGGCTGTTTTAGACTTAGCGACAGGCCAAAAAATTAAAGATGCCCCCACCGCTATAGAGCAACCTACCAACGATCCACTCATTGAGTTAAGAGGTTTACTTGATCGCCAAAGTCAAGGTGAACAAGGGCTTGATCAACAAATAGCCTCTGTTAGGCAGAGAATATCAGCGCCTCCTATTGAAGTTGAGCCAGAAACAGCAGTGCAAGCAGTCGGCAAAGCGGTAGAACCTGCAGCAAGATTTTTATTAGACCCAGCCGCAAGACAAGAAGCCTTAACTACCATCGGCACCGGTGCGGTGGCTCAGCCAGTGGCGGGTATTGCGGGATTAGCCACAGCCCCATTTGCAGGGGCAGAAGCGGGCGCGGAAGTGGTTGAAGAGTTTCAGGGCGCGTTAACCATAGACCCACGAACGGAGGCCGGACAAAAAGCTTTGCAAGGCTTTGGCCAGTTGGCAACACCTATTACAAAAGTATTACAAGCCACTGAGACCGCTTTAGGCGACGCAGGGTTTGATTTGTTTGGGCCTATTGGTGGCGCATTAGCTCAAGCAATCCCCACAGTAATATTAGAGGCCGTAGGGTTTAAGGGTACTGCTGCATTAGCTAGAGGTGCAGTAAAACAAGCGGGACGGACTAAGGTAGCCAAACAGGCAGGGTTAGACGTAGAAGACGTATCCACTATTGAACGAACGATAGAAGGGGCTGCAGAGTCAACCAAAGGACTGGAAAAAGCAACAGGCGTCGAAACAGGCCTATTCCCTGCCCAGAAAACACAATTGCCAAGCGAATTAATTGATCAAAGACTCTTAACCCAATTGGATGCAAGCTCCAGACAAGCAGTGAAAGCACTTGAAAAGCAGAATAAACAGGTTTTCCAGGCAACCAATGAACTTGTTAACAAAATAGGTGGTGAAGCCGCTACAGAAGCAGGAGCGGCACGATTTAGAACAGCGTCTCAAAAAGCTCTAGATGCAGGCAAACAGCGACGATCACAACAGGTTAAGCCCTTGTTTGACCAGGCTATTAAAGAAGGCGCTACAGTTAATTTAAAGCCTGTTAGAAGTATTATAGATGAAGCTTTAAAGGATGCACCGCCCGGTGGAGATTTAAGCAAAACAATGAAACGTATTCAGAATTTAATCCGATCCCCGGTAAAAGGTGGGGCTCCTAGTTTAAGACAGTTACAAAAAGCTAAATTTCAACTGGATGACATGATTGAAAAGTTTGGTGATGGGGCTCTGGGAAATTCTGTGAAGCGGGAAGTAGTACAGATTAAACAGGCTTTAGTGGCTCAAATGGAAAATGCTAGCCCTTTATTTAAAGAGGCTCAAAAACGGTTCCAAGAGCTATCGCCAGCCGTTGGAGAATTACAAGATTCTATTTTAGGTCAAGTTTCAAAAATTGATGATGTAAATATTAAAAACATCTCACAGAAAATATTTGACCCAAAAGGCGCAGCCACTGATCCAACTGCGATAAGAAAAGCGAAGCAAATTATCGATAATGTTGACCCTGGCGCGTGGGATGACCTATTAAGAGTTGAGTTAAATCGGCGCGTGAGCGCAATGGTTGAAACCATCGGCGATGCTGACTTAGCAACTAAGAACATACCAGGGCAGCTAAAAAGAGCAATATTTGGCAACCCTAAACAACGTCAAGCCCTGTTGGCAGGAATGAGCAAAGAACAAAAGAAAAACTTTGTATTCCTTGAAGATGTATTAAAACGTGCAGAATCAGGCAGACAAGCCGGATCACCGACTGAATTATTCAAGCAATCAACCGAAAGACTGAAAGGGATTAGCGGAAAGTTAAGAGATAAACTCTTTAACCCGATCAAATCCATTCAAGAAACCGGGGAAAGCGCTTTATTTGATCGAAACGCCAGGAAATTTGCGGAAATAATGTTTGACCCTAAATTTGAGCCAAGACTATCAAAGTTAAGAAAGTTAGATCCTAATTCAGCCAGGGCTGGAACGGAGTTAGAAAAGTTATTTAAAGATGCCAAGGTTGCTGGTGCTGGACTGCCTCTAGTGGAGACGGAGAACAACAATGAGTAGATTTGTATTAGCGCAAGAAAGCACATTTGATATCAACGGACTCCCTCAAGTTGGGGCAACGCTAGACTTTCATAATCCAGGACTGCTAACTGACAAGGATACTTACCCAACAGAAGCAGACGCTTTAGCACGAACAAACCCCAACCCCAACCCAGTAGTGGCAAACGGCAGCGGGAATTTTGGTAATATTTGGCTTGTAAGTGATTATGATGTGACGCTAAAAGATAGCACCGGTGCCACTATTTGGGGACCAGAAAAGGTCGAATCTTTTGCAACGGATGCCACCAGCACCAAATTAAATCCATTAACAACAGCAGCAATGACGGCTGATAGTAGATTTACCACTACTGACGTCGGTGTGTCTGTTCCAGAAACCAAAGAATTCTCAACCGGTAACAGTGGTAGCGGAATTTATGACATTATTAGTGGGACAGGAACTGACAATGGGGAAGATATTTTAGCTCATGATACAGCCAATATTAGCTTTGTACTTAGAAAAGGTCGAGAAGTATCAATCGAATCATTCGGGGCAGACAGGACCGGCGCAACCGATAGCACTGCGGCAATACAAGCGGTTTGGGATTTTCTAACGGCTAACGGCGGAGGCATAGCCACTGCTGGTGAGGGGACATTTAAATATACTCGATTAACCATTGTAAGCGCTGTAATCCAAAGGGGTGCGGGTTTGGCCGTTACATTCTTTGAGTGTACCGATAGCACAACCTTGGATGCAAACGTAGCTTTTGGCTCATCCATTAGAAAATTAGACGATAATACGCGAGTATTTAGATTTGCTATGCAAGATTGCGAAATAACGACATCAGACCAAACAACTTTCCAAAATATTATTGGTATTAACCTTTGCGCTTGTGAGCGTGGAGACTGGAGAAACTTTTTCGTCGGCAAGTTTGGTTTTGGCGCGTTTGTATTCGCGAGAGCAGAAGGCGGCGCGGAGGGTTTAGGCTTTACAGGAACTTCAGGACAAGATGGAAATTACCACACGTTTAATCATGTACAATTCAACGATTGCGGACAATTTAACACTGATAATGCAACTCTTTGGTTGTTACACAAAGCCAACAGCAATAAGTTTTTTGGAATATTTGCAAAAGCTGGTATTGATGATTTAATTGTTATTAAGAACGGTAACGATAACGGATTCTTTGGTGGTACAGCAGAATCTTGTAGGGGTGTGGCAACTTTAGACAGCGCATTAGCTCGCGGTAACACAATCATTAATTTCCGTTGTGAAGTCGCTAGTGGAAATGCTTATAACATTACTAATGGCGCAAACAATAACTTTATTATGGTTGGGAGACATACAGGCATATCAGGTGTTGATTTTAATATAGATTCAGCTTCTGAAAACTTAAATAGAATACTGGGGTTAGATGAAAACGATTTAAGAAGCTTCACATTCCCTCCAGTTTCTGACTATTCAACCGACCACAATAAAAGCGCGGCTAAGTTTGCTTCGGTTAATGGCGACGTCAATTACCCTTTATTTATAAAAGCTGAGACGAATGCCGATGTTACAAACTGGCCTAAAATGGTGTTGTATAACGACATACTCGCAACAATAACAGGACAGATATTAGCTGAAATTGCGGTACAAAATAGTGATACGTCAAGCAGCGCAGCAGGCGAAAACGCCGCCATCACAATGGAAGCTGATGACCCTGTAGGTAATACTTTAATTAACTTGGAAGTGGGCGTAGGTGGCGTTAGAACCAAGGGTGTAGCCGCTAGCCCCACAACTGGCACAGGAGAAACTTTTTTAATGGTATTTGATGTAGACAACGCCACATTGGAAAGGGTGATTGTTGGCGCGGCAGATTCCGGCGGATCTGGATTTAAAGTTCTGAGAATACCAAACTAGTTATACATCCGATATCAGTTGTAGTATTATAGATAACGTCTAGGCGGTCTGAGAGTTCATTTCATTCCCTGAGTAGTAATAAATAAGCACCTTAACCGGTGTTTTTTTATGCCTGAAATAAAGTTGACTTTAATAATTTATAGGAGTATCTTTAATTCATCAAGCATACAAATGTATTACAAACCAACAAAAGGAAAGACAATGTTTACTCACAAAATCAAATCAAGTAATCAAAAATGTCATAGAGCGCCTTGGTGGCCAACCACATGCCAGGACTATATTAATCAAGATAAACGCTGGCCTCTGATGATTTTAGCATCCGGTCAAATCACTAAAGTCTCTATTCATAATCTTGAACAGTTGAAATAAATGAATAAAAAACAAAAATTCGTTGAGAGATTACCTACATCGGTAAGATTCTCAAGAGACGAAAGGAAGCGTATATGGGCTTTAACGCCTAACCTTTCGGAGTACGTTAAGCGAGCCGCATTAAAGCAATTAGCGGCAGATGAGAAGCGATTGGGGATAACAAAATGAGCTTAGAAACAGCCAACAAAAATGCAGCCGAAGCCTACGACATGGATATCAAGGACGTGGAACGCATTCGAAAACTATATCCTAATCAATTTTACGAAATGCTTGAGGAATTTATTGAGCATCGGGGCAGTATGGATAACGGGTTAAGGAGTAAATAATGTCCGACTACGAAGAAGAAGCAGAGCACGGAGGAACCCCATCGAGCTTGATATACTTTAGAGCTTTAGCGGTAATTCTAATAATCGCTTATTCAGTTTACGCGACAATAATTTGGTGGTGATATGAACGCTTTAGAAGTCAGCAAAAGCGCCATTAGATTAATGTATGTCGTTGGGTTCATTCAATTAATATTTTGGAGCTTGGCGGTTAAAGGGATTATTAATTTAGTTGAGTTAACTATAGGGTGGATAGTATGAAATTCTTAAGAAGATTCGCAACCAATGACAATGTAGAAACTATTAGACAAATAGATAGTTATTTAAATTGGATTGTTCGTTTACTTAAAATAGCTGGAATGGTCTTGTTTGTAATTAGCCTCTCATACCTTACCGCTTATGTAACGCTTTTAATAGTGGGGAGCTACCAATGAATTTAACAAAAACATACCATCACAAAGAAACATCACTAAGAAACCTATCATTTAGAGAATATGAGTGCGGTATAACCTTCAAAGGCGGATATCAAGGTACTGCAAATGAATATCGGTTTGAAGTTGATGCAGAAGACTATCTAAAGGTAGCAAGGAAAGCCGTCAAGCGACTTAAAGATATTTCTGGTATGGATTACTGCATCATGGCTAAACATCCATCAGACACGACTTGGAGGGCTTTGCTATGAGCTTACTAAAAAGTAGAGAAGGCTACTACCACATACCCCCTAAAGCACTTGACCACAAGTCAATAACCAGCGAACAGCTACAAAGTGATGTCGATAAATGGCTGGCGAAATCTCCAAAAAACGAAATAGAGCCTATACCAATAGGTCAATCAAGCTATCTAAGCGACTTACAGAAATCCCGTAAGCGAAGATATGGCAATCAAAAGAGGAGTGGATAATGGAAAACGCAGATTTGCCAGCAATGCCTTTACCTATTGCTATGAATGACCAAGAGTGCTTAACCGTAAATGACTACGAAGGAAATAAAGAATCTGTAGGCCTAACGAAAAGAGAGCACTTTGCATCAATCTGCCAACCACCTATTGAAGTTTTAATCACTGCGCTGAAAGAAGGTTATCCTAGTGGGTTTACTGTTGAGCAATATATCGAATGTGCTGTAGGTTATAAAGTTAAAGAAGCTGACGCACTACTAAAAGAGCTAGAGAAATGAAAAATAGCCCAGCAATGGAAGAACTAGCACTCGCTATCGAAGATATCCGAGAACGCTCTACGAGCGACCAACATAGCGTTATTGATTTAATCCTTACCGAAGTACGGAAAACGCACAAAATCATCGAGGCGAACGATTTAATCGCTTTAAACAATGATTTACAAAGGTTAGAGACACTCAGGAAGCTAGCCAGTACTTATTTAACCATTCAAGCGTATTAGGAGGCGATATGAGTTACGGATGGGAAAATAGCGATAACGAGCAAGAGCCAGACCAAATAGATATGATGAATGAAACCGACTTAAGATTTCAATTAAGAGAATGGATTAAAATATCTGAAATTCGCCGAAAAGAACTAGAAGCTAAAGACAAGGAGTTGATTGCTTTTCGTGAAGAAATGCACGGCTATATCGAAAGACAAGATAAAATAATTAATGATTTGGATTATGAATTATCAGTCAATAAGAAGGAAATGGTAGAGTTGAGAGATTTAGACCTTAACCGGTTGTTGGGTGAGGCTGCACTAGAAACAATGCTAACAAACTCTAAGCTGTCGGTTCAATTGGATAGCGCTAGAGGTGTGATTAAAAGGCTATTAACCAACAAAGAGGATAAATCATGAAATACTTTATTAAATACCGTGTATATCAAAATGGAAGCCAGGCATATAAGCTATTTAGAAGGTTTATTGAATGCGGTGGCGACTTTGAGAATGCATGGATAAACATGGCGCTAGAGATTGATGGTAGGGCTGAGTTAGACGCTGTAACCCCACTGATAGGCGATAAAGAGGTGAGTGATGAATAGATTAGAATATCCATTTGACCACGAATGGCATGTTTCTATAAACAAAGCAGCTGACGTATTACGTGATAAGGGTGAAAAACATCCGCACTACATGTATGAAGCTAAAACAATGGCGGATGAAGTGCCTAGAATGATAATGATTTTTAAAGACGAGCGAGAAAAGAAACTACCACAAAAACATCAGCAATGCTCTAAGCAGGAACTGGAAGAAATTAAAAATAATCACTTGTCATGTTGTTTGGGTGTTAAATGCTCCGAATGTCCATCGTTATTGGCGTTAGAATCTATTGAACGAGTTAAACCAGAAGATATTGACACCGCTAAAGCCTGGACTTGTGCGGCCCATATTGTTAGTAGAGGCGGCGATACTATGGGAGAAGGATATTTAATGACGGTCGGCGATCGAATGTATTGGGATAATGTTTATAGTAGTTTAGCCAACCAATAAAATAAGGAGAGTATTGTGAGTAAAGCGACAGATTTAAGAGATGAAATACGTGAAGAGTTAGCAAATTACATACATTCTGAGGGCTGTAATTGTTGTGAAGCACCAAATCATCAATGGTATCAAAATAAACTCGCTAAGCTTTTAGATGTTGAGCGTTATGATGACGATTCTGGTAATAACTTCTCAAATTACGAGACTAAAAAGGAATCATAATGAGTGATATAGAAGGACAGAATAACGAATGTGATCATGATTGGGAAATATTTGAAAGTGATGGTTATAAGCAGTGTACGTACCCGGAATGCCAAATAGAGCAAAATTTAAACGCTCAAGATTACGAAGATATTTTAATTGGTGAGCAAAATTTCGAAATGGACCAACAAAGAGAGGAGGATTAAATGCCAATTGATTACTCAAGATATCCACCAGACTGGAAAACTAAAATGGTGCCAAGGATCCTAAAACGGGCCGACAATAAATGTGAATTCTGTGGTGTCGAGAATAAGACTAAATTAACATCCATTCCTTTTTGGATTAAAGATATTACCAGATATAAATTAAAACGCTTTTGGATTACTAACGAGAGTGATGTTAGGAGAATGGTCCCTTTTGCTGCTGACAAAATCAAGATAATAACTGTGGTACTAACTATAGCACATTTAGACCATGATGAGGAAAATCATAACGTTAGCGACGATAGGCTAGCGGCTTTATGTCAAATTTGTCACTTAAACTATGATGCAAAGGAAAAAATGAGGCGGATCATGTCTAAAGCACTTGAAAAACAGGAGGTGTTGATTTAAAATGGTGAGGCTGATTGATACCAGCGTCAAATAAATACCAGTTATACACGAGAGTCTTAAGAAAAGCATTAATTTCAGAGCCTTAGTTTTAATAGTGTTACTGGTGAACTAAACGCTGCTATCAACTGGGGTTTTTGCTTTTTCTTAGGACTTTTTTATTGCCTTTCAGAAAGTAAATAAGCCTGTTTAAATGAGTTATTTAGTAAAAAGATGCTGGATTTTATCAACAACGTGTTTCAGTGGTAGTACTTGTCGGGTGTCGTTACCGTCACTAAATAGCTCAACTTAAACAGGTTTCCTCAGAGTAGATGATATAAATACCTGTGTGGCGGAATTGGTAGACGCTTAAAATCCATATAGATTGCGGGGTGATCCTATGCAATCGTGAGGGTTCGAATCCTTCCGCAGGTTCCATATCATCTAATAGTCAGTAAAGTAATGGGCCTAACGGTTTGGAGCGGGTGAGCCGATTCTAGAAAACGTTGCCAGCACATGAAAGTTCGATTCTTTCAGGGTCCACCACTTTACTGATTTATAGTTCTTATACCAGAATTGAACCTATAGCAGCACAATTGAATCCAAATGTCATGCAGACTTTAAATGCCACACAATTTATTTAGAGCTACTTATCATTACGACATTTTAAGACCGTGGACAAAGCAGGTGAATGTTGATGTGCCAACTCTCAGTTGGATATCGGAGCGACAACTCTAAAAACTGTTCTGCATACTGCGAGTGATAAGAATATAGATTTAACCTTACATATCAACACAAGGTCTAGTGACCGTTATATTTAACAATTGGAGAAAATAAAGATGGGATATTCAACAGATTTTAAAGGCGAACTAAAGTTTAAAGAAGAATTGCCAGCAAGTGAGCTAGCCGAGGTTAAAAAGTTTTTAGATGAAGATTCTAGCGATCATCCAGAATGGGGTAATATTGAAAGATATTATGTTGATTTAGAATTTTTAAACGATTTCTCTGGATTAAAATGGAATGGCGCTGAAAAGACTTATGGAATGGTCCAGGTTGTCAATATGATAATTAATAACATGATTGAACACGTTAACTCAGATTTTGGATTTACTGGTGAATTACAGGCCCAAGGTGAAGATATGGACGATAGATGGGTTCTCCTAATAAACGATGAAGGAATGGCGGAGAAAAAAGATATTGTTGTCACTGGGAATAAGGTTATATGTCCTCACTGTAAAGAGAATTTCATTATTGGATAATTAGACAATCAATGGAGAATAAGAATGAACAATGAACTACAAAAATACGCAAGGACTCAATTAGCAGAAGGTCTTGCTCAGTTGCCTGAAGATAACCAAAGATTTTTCGTTAGAATATTTAACAATGAAAATAGGGAGGCAGGTATAGAAGAGACGCTAAAGCTTCTTACAGGACATGAGCTTGATAAGGCTATGGACTTAGTTCAGAGAACCTTAACCAAAAAATCCCAAAAGATGGGCTAATCAATAGAGGAAATAAAAATGATTAAAACAGATGTAGAGCTTCACCCGTTCAGAGTACCTAATTATGTAATAGTTAAAACTGAGCCAAAACCTAGACAAGACGGGTATTCTGAAGCACCTAAATATCACCTCTCAGAACTAAGTGAGAGTGTGTTGAATGAATTATGCGAGCAATTTAAGAAAGATGTTTTTATAAAAGCTGGCAGATAACCCTAATAACTAAAGGAGAGAGTAATGACTGACAGATTAAAGGGTTTAACCGTAGCGTTTACTTCTGATATTCGAGATGATGACGCGAAATGTATTATTGACGCAATTCTAATGATTAAAGGCGTTGAATGTGTTTCCACAAGTGTTGCTAACTCCGAAGATTATATGAATAGGCAGCAAGTAAAAAGAGAAATAAGAGATAGTATTTGTAAGTTAGTTGACGATATCTAATAACAGGAGAGAGATAATGACACTTAATTACTATTATTAACTCTGGGAGATAAGAGAATGAGACAGGTTATGAAATTCTTTAAATTAGCTAGAGGTAGACTCAGAGTTGCTTTAGGATTCTGCCCCTTATGTAACTCTGACGCTCCAAAGGTTTACGATTGCTATCTTTGTGGTTGGTATCAACAGGCTAATGGTGACAAATATCCCCCAACCAAAGAAACTAAAGATAAATGGATTTCTGAATATAAGGCTTCTCTCGATGTATGGGCTAAAATCCCTAAGATTATAAAAGCTGCAAGAAAAATAAGAGAGCGATGAAACCCCAAGGAATGCTCCACAGAAGCCTAACGACACTAAACAGCTTATAAACAACAGAGCTACCGATTTAAAGAACAAGTCCAAGGATGGCAAACAGCGAGCCAGGGAAGCTAAACAGCAAGCAGGCGTACTCACTAAAGAGCAGGCTATCAAAGCATACCAACGATTGAGGAGCGATAGAAATGAATGATAAAGAGCAAGTTATTAACTATTTACGAGAGCGTGGGCTAGAACCAACCCAAGAAGATATTGATTTCTTTTGTGGTAAATATGGGTTCGAGTCTGGAGTTGTTTGGGCCTGTGCAAGAATTGTCGAAATGCACGATAACCCGGTAATTGCTGATAATGTACTAAGTGAAGCTAATATTTCTCATGGAGAGCTTAAGTTGATGCCTGAATATGATTTAAAGTTTTTGAGGCCAGAAGATCCAACAATCCCTAAAGGGGTGGAATGATAATGAAGGCGGAAACCAAAAGATTAATTCGTATAAGGCAAGAAAATGTAGAAGCAATAAGCCAACTTAGTAATGAGAATAATAGATTAACAGTTAAAATGTGTGAGATAGAAGGTATTTGCCCGCATTGTAGAAACTGGCACTATCCGCATTGCGGTATGGACTTGTCTGAGGATAAAGAGGAATAGTAATGAATAAATCAAAACCAATTGCCTGCCCTGAGTGCAGTCAAGATATGAGATTTCACCCACATTTAGCAGAGTGTCCAAACCACCCATCAAAATGGTCTAAAACGTATGCAAAAAAAGCAGAGTCATCAATCCCAATCAGTAAGATAGAAGAGTTAATAGCTAACTGCAACGACAAGACTAATTTTAACGCCCTTGAAGACGACCTACAAACCCTAATAGACGAGACCAAAAAATGATTAGTCCATTTTCGATTGAAAACATGAAAGAAGAACTCGCCAGAGCCTTAAATCAGATAGAAGCCAAAGACAAGGAAATAACTGATTTGAAACGAGCTTGTGGTATTTACACTCAAATATTAGCCACTCTACCGGCAAGGTGGGAGAAAAAATACACCCTTTTAGCCGATGAGGCCTATAAATTAACCAACAAACCAAACAAAATAGATTTTCCTATCTTATTACAGGATGAAGCGGAATGAGTTTTGAAGCTCAAAGGCGTTCTTACTGTGATAGTTCTGTTAAGTTAAGAAGGGCTAGGCGGTTATATAAATACTTGGTAGCAAAGGCGATTATTAAGAATCCAGAATTATCCTTTGTGCTAGCTGTTAAAGCTATCAATGCGGGGCTTTACTCATTTAACACTAGTCTTAATGATGTTGTTTTCTCATTATGGCGCGGGGCACATAAATATGATTATAATTCTTTGGATTGGTGTCGCGTACCAGATTGTATTTGGTTTCAAGCAAAATACTATTTCAAAAGAACTGAGTCCGGATACGTTCAAATTAAGAAAATAAGGATTAGGCTATGAGTATAAATTTGATTGAACTGCTAAATGTAGATTGTATGGAATACATGAAAACCTGTAGTAACGATCAATTCGACCTCGCAATTGTTGATCCTCCATACGGGATTAACGCTCCTAACATGCAAATGGGTACAAATGTAAATAGAAAGGAGGGCGGGAAAGGAGGCACCTCTGTAGCAGTAAAGCTAAAAAAAGGCAGATTAAACTCCGGATCAGGAAAGCTGAAAAATAGAGCGCTAAATACTATGAACTGTGAATGGGATATATATCCACCATCACCAGAATACTTCATAGAATTAACTCGAGTTTCAAAAAACCAAATAATATGGGGCGGCAATTACTTTGATTTAAGGCCATCGAGGTGCATTATTTGTTGGGATAAATGCCAACCATGGGAAAACTTTTCACAATGGGAAATGGCCTGGACTTCTTTTGATAAACCTGCAGCAATGTTTAGATATTCAAATACTGGTGGAGCAAATAGAGAAATTAAAATACATCCAACACAGAAACCGTTAAAACTTTATGAATGGCTGCTAGATAAGTATGCCAAAGAAGGAGATAGAATCATCGATACTCACGGAGGCTCAATGAATAGCATGATCGCGTGCCATTACGGGGGATTTAATGCGGTTTGTTGTGAGTTAGATAAGGATTATTTCGAGGCAGCACAACAAAGATTTGACGACCAGACGCGCCAAAAGGCTATGTTTTGATCCAACTAATAGTAGACGGTAGAGAGCTAACCAATATATCAGAAGCGGCTAAGGAGTATTTTTATAGCTTAGTGCTCAATAGTAAAGAGGGGCCTTTTGTCTGCCAAACGTTAAACTCAACAACTAAAGCGATTGTCCTGTTAGATAAAGAACAGCCGCAAACCGAGTTATTCTAAACCTCTTTCTTATGAGCTTTGGCGATTAATTCAGCAACGATATCTTTCTTACGCCACACCAAGTGATTGGTGATGTACCTTTTTTTAGATATCTCATCTAAGTTAGTGTTGGTTAAAATCTCCAATTTCACAGTTCCAATGTTATTCATAATACGCCCTTTTAAATATGTTTAAAATATACTTGCAATATGTTTTAAAGATAGTATACTCTATTCATTAACTTAAATAAAGAAGATTAGAACGTGAAGATTGATTGGAAACATTTATCTACCACTAAAGGATATAAATCCCTTAAGGCTGCATGCGCCCATGACATACGTGAAAATTTGCGAGATAAGAAAGCGTCACTAAAAAAATTCAATTGGGTGATATGCCGTGCAAAGAGTTACGCCCATAATGAGAAAGTAAGTATAGATGTTATTCTTGATCGTTGGGAAGAAAACCGTAGTTACTGGTGGCTTAATTACTATCAAGACTGTAATCAACCTAAAATAGCCACTAAAAAAGTATTAAAATCTCGTGGAATAAAGGGTCAAATAAAAGACGCTAAGCATGGTTTTTGGAGTAAACACGACACAGAACAAGGTATAAAGAATCATGTATGTAGAATCATACGTTCATTTCAAATGGCAGCATCAAATAAAACAAAACCTCGTTGGACTAAACGACGAAAAGAACGAGGTTATTAAAGGAGTCTGTAAGTCGGTCACTTGAAGGGAAAATGATTTGGTAAGTAGAGGATCAAGCCTCAAAAACCATTGAAAAGTACTGGATTAGAAGGGGAGGTTTCGTTGAACTTGAGTAATACGAAAATATCCTTCTTTTGTGTAGACTTCCATAAACGCTCATACCGTCAGGCCTTTGGAGCTAACGTGACAACAGTTTGATCGACAAGGTGGGTATGAGCACCCAAATTTTAAGTGAAACGTTAATAAAGAGGAAAGGAAATTGAAAACAGTTAATCTTAGTTTAGTCGGGCTTGATGGAAACGCCTTTTCTTTAATGGGTGCATTTCAATCACAGGCCAGAAAAGAGCATTGGACGGAAGAAGCAATCAAGGAAGTTTTAGACGAGGCTAAAGAAGGCGATTACAACCATCTATTAGTGGTTTTAGATAGTCATTGCGAACAATGTGATGAATAAACAGATAAAGTATTTACGTGTAACTATTGTATTTTTGTCTTTAACCGTGATGACTCTTTCATTTATTTTAACAGTAGCGCTCCTAAAGCTCCATGCTTACTAATTAATTAATAAAGGCACAGATATGAAATTAGATAAATTCCAACACTTTGTTAAAGATGGCGAATACGAGCCAGATTTAACTGTAATGCAGGCGCAAAAGTTTCTAAACTCGCTCGATGGTGATTTGGATGAAGATTACCAAGCTATAAAAAGTGATCTGTGTGGGTTTTTAGATGCTGGAGATTTTATTGATGCTTACGCTGTCGGCGAAAATCTTGAATCTGTGCTTGATAGAACGGTTAGAGCTAAAGTAAACGCCTGTATTAAAGAAGCTCTCGAAGCAATAGAAGATATCGAAGCAGACGACGAGTTTGAGCCAGAGGATTGTATGGATATTGATAAACGAGCTAAGGAGATAGACCAATGAAAATCGATACCAGTACAACAGAGGGTAAGATTGAAGTTCAACAGGCTTTCGTTGACTCTAAAACATGTCAGTTTGAAGGTGGTGGGATGGGTTGGATTAATATACATAGGCGCGAAGGTGAATGCGGCTGGAATTGGGATTCATACAATTACAGAATCAAACCTCAAACAGTAATAGAGGCGGCTAGAGAAGATGTAAATTCAGAAGCTTGGCATACTTCAACCAAGCAAGCTTATATTAACGGCGCTACATTTGGCGCGAAATGGCAAAAGGAACAAGACAATGAATAGCCTAATAAGCACTATAGAGAACGCAGAAACAAGGCAGCACGAAAGAGCGCTCGCCATCGCTATGCGTGATAAGAACCTACCAGAAGAAGAGGTTCAAGCCGAGGCAGAGCTACAAGGCATAGACTATAACCATGTCGTACTTGAGCGCAGCAAATTATTTGAGGATGAAATAAGATGAAAGAATTAACAACAACAAACGAAAGCGCAATATTAAGTATTATCGAGAAAGTTGCACTAGATCCCAATGTCAATACTGAAAAAATGCAGCAAATTATTGATATGCAAATGCAGATACATGATAAGAATGCGCAGATTGAATACAATAAGTCAATGGTTCAATGTCAAAGTAAAATGCCTAAAGTAGTAACAAATAAGGTCAATAAACAAACAAGTAGCACATATGCTGATTTATCTACAGTGTTAGTGACTGTGAAGCCTGTTTATACCAAATATGGGTTTGCTTTATCTTTTGGCAATAAAAAAGCAGAGAAGGCGGATCATGTCTGTGTTACCTGCGAAGTAATGCACAAAAGCGGCTATACAAAATATCATGAAGTTGAATGGCCTATTGATGATAAAGGCATCCAAGGAAAAACCAATAAGACGCCGATACATGGCATGGCATCAACCAACAGTTATGCTCAAAGGTATTTAACTTGCAGGATTTTTAATATAGCGGTTGGCGATCATGATAATGATGGGAATGGGTGTGACTCTCCTACACTAACAGAAAGCCAAGTTTGTGACCTTCATGCGCTAATTATTGAAGTTGGCGCAGACGAAGACAAGTTTTGCAAATACATGAACGTCTCTTCTCTTAGCGAAATCCTTAACGAAAACTACCAAAGAGCTGTTAAGGTCGTGGAGTCAAAACGATGATCATTTTAGACGTCGAGCAGGGGTCGGATGAATGGTTTCAAGCTCGCGTAGGGCTACCAAGCGCATCTAATTTTGGAAAGATAATCGCTCCAACTGGCAAGAAATCAACTCAGTACAAAGCCTATATGAACGCTCTTATCGCAGAAGTCATGATGGGCCGTAAGATGAACACCTATCAATCATATGATATGACGGCGGCCATAGAGCTAGAACCAGAGGCTAGGAAATATTACGAATTCAAAACAGATGCAGAAGTTACTCAAGTCGGATTGGTTTATATGGATGAATCAAAAACCGTCTCTTGTAGCCCTGATGGCTTAATGGAAAGGAGAGGGCTTGAAATAAAATGTCCTAATCCAAATACACAAATTGAATATTTAAGAGCTAATAAACTTCCTGGAAAATACATTCCTCAAATTCAAGGTTCTATGTTGGTTACTGGTTTAATAGAATGGGATTTTTTAAGCTACCATCCAGAATTACAACAATTATTAATCACGGTCGAATCAGACACGGCGTATCAAGCAAAGATGAAGGTCTATTTAGATGAGTTTGTCACTGAAATGAAAGAAGCGATCAATCAAATAAAAGGGATAAAATAATGAACAGCGAATTAGTTGAGATCAAAAAAGGTTATGAGTTAACTACTTTAACCGATGGTTTGCCAGAATTTATAAAACTTATTAAATCAAAGGTTAGTATTGATGATATTGACCTGTCGAAAAAAAAAGGCAGGGACGAAGTTGTAGCGAATGCATTTAAGGTCACGAAAGCAAAAACATCGATCGCTTTAAAGATAGATGATCTCATTGATTCAAAAAAGAAAGAAATAGCGCCAACGCTTAAAATTATCGACATCCTAAAAGAAAGCAAGAAAACAACCAACAAAGAACTTTCAGACCTTTCAAAAAATGTCCGTCAATCTGTAACCAATTGGGAAGACGAAGAAAAAGAAAGAATTATCGCTGAAGCGCTTAGACTTGAGGCTGAAAAAATAGCCATAAAGAAGGAACAAGATCACGAATTTGCCATTTTAATGCATGAGAAATATTGCAGAGAACTCGCTGATCGACTTGCAGCCGAAAAGGTGGCGGAGGAATCTCGCCAAGCTAAAATCAAGAAAGAACGTGATGATCGCGAAAAGCTTATCGCTGAGAACGCCAAAATCGAAGCCGAAGAAAAGGCGGCTCAGGCCGAAAAGGATAAAATCGCAGTACAGGAAAAGGCTAAGCGTGATACGAAGGCAGCAAAAGCGCAAGCTAAACAAGCTAAAATCGACGCTGCTAACGCCGAAACCCAAAGGATAGCCGATGTTAAGCAAGCGAAAGAAGATGCCACACGACGAGAAGTAGAGCGCCAGGCGCAAGTAAAAAAAGACGAAGAAGAGGCTCAAAAAAAGATTGAGCGCAACAAAAAACACGTTGGAAAAGTTCGCGGAGAAATCAAAGAACACATAATGAAACTCTGTAAGCTAGACGAAAAGACCGCTAAATCAGTCGTATTAGCTTTACTTAAAACCGACAAAGTCACGATTAACTATTAAAGTAAACAAAATGAACAATAAAATGCTGTGGTGGGAAAAGAAGCTAGAAGAAATTGAATCATCAAATATAAGAATGAGTTCAAACGATGATGTTATTTATGCGTTAGAAGTGATTGATGAATTAATCGATCAAGTCAGGATCGGCGACCCGAAGCATAACGATGATTGCAGCTGTACACACTGTCATTAATTTAAATAGGTAAACAAAATGAACAATCGAAACAAAAAGTTTTTAAACTCAGAAGCAAAACTAATCTGCCAGTCAAGAAAGTCAGAGGAGGAGATATTATTAAGACTTGAGATTGTTCACGGCATGGGAATGATAGCACAAATGAACATAGAGATTGAACGCGCAGAAGCCCGCCTGACTGCACATAACAGGTAAAGGAGAATAACAATGAACCCTAAATTTTTGTAAAAACAATAGACTAACAAAGCCCTAACCGGAGGATTAAGCCGATGATTTAGAGTAACGCTAGATGCGAAGAGGTTTGATACCTAGACAAAGATTATCTAACGAGGATAAGCGAACCGCAAAGTCGAGCGAAGTAGCTAGAGCAGACCAACTGCTAAACAACCGCACAATGGTACAAGACAATGATAATGCAGGGGTATTGCTTATAGCATTAAAAGGCCCTTAGATACTAACAATATCCCTCATGCCGCTTAGTTGCGGTTTTGCGGTGCTCCAGTGGGTTCTTGTCATCTGCTGTAGTAGTTAAACTGGCTAGGACTGGGATAATATCTCGCTAATGGGTCCTAGCCAACTAAGAGGTTAAGATGACACAAACAAATAAACAGCGATACAAAGCATTAAACCGAGCCGATAGAAAATGGTTGGATGTCGAGAATACCAAGAAATTCAGAACGTTTTTAGATAATCACGTAAAAGTAACACCAACCGCACCGCAAGGGGTTTAATAATGAATAGGGTTATAAAGTTTCGAGCTTGGGATAAGGTTTGCAAGGTGATGAGCGGCACACCAAGAACGTTGCATTACATATACGATGCTGAACCCACAGTAAATACTGATAATCTTATCTGGCTAGGGTGGACCGGATTAACCGATAAGAACGGTGTAGAAGTGTTCGAGGGCGATATCGTCACTTGGACTAGAGGTGCTACAAACGAATTGGAAGCCGGCGCTGTTGAGTGGGATAAAGAGTATGCAGGTTTTGGAATTACTGACGACCATTGTTTGGACTGGTGTCAGGCTATTGAGGTAATCGGAAATATTTATGAAGATAAAAATCTACTTGATGATAACTCAGGTTTGTAGTACTATAACACTAAGATATTAAACAGGAGCTGCTATGAAGGGTGTTAGGGGGTTTGTTAAGGGCCACAAGCATAGTGAAGAAACAAAAAGAAGGATAGGTTTAGCTCTTAGTAATCAAGTTTATTTTGAGTGTGATTACTGCGGGTTGTCATCCTCAGACAAGCCTTCAAGTTACAATAGAAAAAAAAGACATTTCTGTAGTATGGATTGCTACTCTCTCTTTAGAAAATATCTTTTACCGAAAGAAGAGCAACACAGGTTCGGAACGGGGTTTTCTAAAGAAGAAAAAACAAGAAGGGTAAAATGCAGATCCGATACGAATCACGCCATTAGAGATGGAAAGTTAAATAGAGAGCGTTGCGAATTATGTGAAAGCAAGAATTCAGAGGCACATCACGATGATTATAACAAGCCGTTATCTGTTAGATGGCTATGCTTCTTATGTCATAGAAAATGGCACAAAGAAAACCCTGAGCTAATTAAATAGGTGATGATATGAAAGCCAAACAACAAAATAAATGGACGCTTAATTCATCCCAAGCAGTTCAAGCACTTTGTGACTACTTACCCGGTAGATGGCTGGATGATAAATATTTAATACTAACCATTAAAACAGCGTCAAAATTAGACATACAAAACCGATGGATACAACAGTTTTACAATATGGTATCTGAGCAATCAGGACAACCCAGGCAGAGCTTAGAAAATCACTGTAAGTACACGCACGGAATGCCAATATTGTTAATAGACGATCCCGCTATGGCTGCAATTTGGCGCAAGCAGATGATGGGTTTAACGCCAGAAGAAAGACGCCTATCAATGGAAATTACATCTGTTACACGATTATTCGGATTAAAGGAAGCGTCCGAATACATCCAGCAGCTAATTAACCATTTTGACCACCACGAACTACCACGTAAAGATTGGAAGGATAAATAATAATGTCACGCAAGAAAAACAAAAAGATAACTGATTCCGCAAGGGGTGAAGATTGCCAAGTGAGGCTAGAAGGTATTTGCAACTTTAATCCAGAGACAACCATTCCCGCGCATTTAAACGGCGGCGGTATGGGGTACAAGCATAATGATATGTTTATAGCTTACGCCTGTAGCGCTTGTCATGCGGTGATAGATGGGGCCGTTCAGGCGCTATACGACAAAGACGAATTAAAACTAGCACATTATGAAGGCATGGTAAGAACTCAATACATTCTACTAGAGAAGGGGTTGATTAAGGCATGATATACGAGATTACACCAGTACCAAAGCCAAGGCAGACCCAATCAGACAGATGGAATAAAAGACCGCGTGTGATGCGTTACAGGGCTTTTGCAGAGGAGTGCCGGTTAAAGGGTGTCACGGTAGAGAATGGCGACTCAATCAAGTTCTTTATGCCAATGCCGAAATCATGGAGCAATGTTAATAAATCAATAATGACTGGCGCAGCGCACAAGCAGAAGCCCGACCTAGATAATCTATTAAAAGCCTTGATGGATGCTGTGTTGAAAGAGGACTGTATTATCCACAAGATAACCTCCATTGAAAAAGTATGGGCTGTAAAAGGCGCTATTGAGATAATTAGAGATGAAAAAGTCAATTAAAAATAAATGGAAGAGTCGGTTAAGAAAAGCACCAACAACTAGGCTTAAATACAATACGTCTGAATCATTTTACGAAAGCGCTGCATGGAAACGGGTTAGATATAAAGTTTTATTCTCAAATAACGGCTGCTGTGAGCTTTGCGGAAGATCCAAAAGGGATAATGGCGTTATATTACATGTCGACCACATTAAGTCAAGGTCGACATATCCGAGCTTGCAATTGCTTGAGTCGAATTTACAGGTATTATGCGGTGATTGTAATATTGGCAAGGTTAATCTCGATGAAGTAGATTGGCGGAAAGGTAGGCCGGAAGTGGTTGCCAAGGTCAGAGAGATACAAAAGAAGAGGAGCAAACAAGAGTCAAATTATTACAAAAGGCTCAACGGTAAACACTAACAAGGCTGAAAGATTAGATTTTAATTAAACATTTTTAAAGGATAGTTAACATGAAAAAAGTATTTATAGACAGCTTTTCAAGCAGCATTATAAAGTTGGATAAAAAGGATAGGACAGACTTAAATGTTCTTTCCGTATTGCAAAAGGACTCCACAATTAGCACATTTGATATGACTGAGAAATGGAAAGGCGGTCAAGAGGTTTGGGAGTTCGTCAGCGAATTAATACAAAGAGAACTTATAACTGAAGAAAAAAGCTCTTATCCATGGCATAAATACAAACTGACCAAGAAAGGCGAAGAACTAATTAGCCTACCTTAACCCCACTATAAAAGGTAAAGACAATGGAAAAAAAAGACTTAATTGAAATTATGGGCGATTGCGAGCCCAGCGGAAAAGGTTTAAATACCATCAATAACACTATTTTTGAAGGGTTGGTAATATTAAACAAGTATTCCTACAGCAGAGTTATCGATGGGGCTGAATATAAGGTTCTTTATTCCATACGTATAGATGAAGCTATCAGCAACGGTATTACAAAAAAAGACCTAGAAAAGCTGAGAGCACTTAACTGGACCACTCAGTATGAGACCCATTTTGTGTATTTTTTAAATTAAAATAGGAAAAGAGGGTTGATGGCTTGGGCTAGAGAACTTGATGATTTGAGTCAATCAGCTTAATAAGGTAAAATACAACCTTCACTAACTAAAGGTCTAAAGATGAAGTCGATAAAATGTGCAAATTATCAATCATCAAAAAATGGTGGTTTGTTTCAAAAGATGGAAAAATCGTCTTATCTGGAATCGGCACATCCACCCAAGCAGCTTTAATTGCAAAGCAGCACGGCTATATTTTGACTGAATTTAACGACCAACTACAACAGGATGCCGCATAATGCCAACAGGTCAAGATGGCGACACTAAGCCAAAAAACACAAACAAGACAGAACCAAAGCCAGAAAACAAAGACGAGAAAAAGTAATGTTTGACGGTATTTGCATATTATTGGTATTGTTCTTGTTTCACAAAGTTGAAGAAGGTTATAGAGATATAGCCTTTTTTGTTTTATGTTTCTTTATTTTGAGTGATGTTATCTACCATTATTTCTTTTTGGATTTTAGAGCGGCGAATAATTGGGTAATATATTTACTATATAGCGCTGTTAATGTGTGGGTTATTTACAAACTCGGCAAATTAATGTCGCCCCTGTTCATAATTAGGGTTTTAAAGGCTAATGTTTTGTTAAATATCGCGATATCTCTTTGGTTTATCTCAACGACAGATGACAAAATGATCTATAATGTATACCCATATCTAGCAGGAATTCTTATGGTTCTTGCGTTATCTTTCCTATGGATGGTGAGTTATGGATGTAGACTATTGGTTAGCAAGGCTCATAATAGAAGTGCTTTCTATCGGCGCGTTCGCCTTTGTTATGGGTTGGAAATGCAAGGGGATGACAGATGACGGAAAACGTCACACTAGAGACCTTCAAGATTTGGACGAACTCGCAAGACAGGCTCCTAGACCGACACTCGAAGGATATAATAGCGATAGCCTTGGAACAAAAGGAGATCCATAAACAGCTTGTTGAAATAGTTGGATTATTTAGAGGGGATATCAATGTCACAAAAAATATGATTGAGCTTCACATTGTTGAATATACCAAAGACCGCGAACAAATCGATACCAGATTCACCAACCTTTTCAAACGTCAGAACAAAATAGATAAAATACTCCTTCAAAGGCAAAGCATGTGGATGTTCTTTAAAGGTCTATCGTGGATTGCAAAGATTTTTATTATTGCAATCGTAAGTGCTATTGCTGCATCACTTGTTAAATTGGCGTTTATGTAATGATATTCAAAGACTCAACAATAGGACTACAAAGCTTAAAGCCTCAACTACTATTAGCTCTCATAATCGTTGATCAAGTGATGCAGGCAGACGGCCAACAAGCCGTTATTACCTCACTAAACGATGCTAGACACTCTAAAACATCTCTTCATTATAACGGCTCAGCGGCAGATTTAAGAAGCCGGTTTTTTGATGATCCTAAATTAATACTTGAATTATGCAAAAAAGCGTTAGGCAATAATCCAGATTTAGATATGATTTACGAAGGCAATCATTTTCATTTAGAATATCAACCTAAGAGAAAAGGTGAATAACATGTACGAATCAAAGCAAGACCAAGACAAACACTACCAGCACCACCAGACAAATCAATACCCCAACCAAGGCACCAATCAGATGGATAGAGCGCTCAAGGAAGCCAGTAAGGACAAAAAGAAATGATTGAGAAGTTTTGCACCATAGAAGAGGGCCAAATGTGCAAGCTAGGAAATAATACTTGGTTTATCGCTCGTTTAATAACATTAGCAAAAGATTTAAAGCCGTTCGATCTCCCTCTTAAGCACTTAAATGTCTATAACATATTCAATAAATTAACACTTAGGGAGATGGTAATGCACATGAAAGCCGTCAATGATGTAGATATGAGTTACCCTATTATCTTGGATGAAGATGGCGAAATAATGGATGGAAGGCATAGAGTTATGAATGCATTGTTAAATAATATTAAATCAGTGAAGGCGGTTAGATTCGATAAAAACCCCGATCCATGCAGGGTCGAGAGCGATTGAAATAAGGTGATATATTCACTAGAGGTTTATTTAAACACTAAACACTAAAGACTCTAGAATTGGGAGGATTAAGAAACTCACTTACCAGACCGGTATAAAAGGAAAATACACCTAGAACCAATTGAGCTACTGGAGATTCCCAAACACATAAACCCTAAACCCTAAACCATTAGCTGATTTTCATCATGCAAAATGTGTTAAAATACTGTATCAAAACTAGGAGAATGCATTAGATGGCTCTCGATACTCCAGTATTATTAGACGCACCCTCAGATGCCCTAGGATCGTCTGTTGTTAGTGCAACAATCAATATTCCAGACGGAGCAGCCTGTTTAGTATTTATCTTCAACCGTAACACTGGGGTTTCTAATGTCTGCTCCGATAGTTCTGGTTTAACTTGGACTCAATTATTCGCATCGAGTGACCAACGGATCAGGGTTTTTACATCGACGGGAGACTCTGGAAGCGGATCAACTGTCGTCACAGTCACAAAAACCGGTCCATGTATTTGTCATATTATTAATATTGGTAACGCCTCGCTTACGCCTGTTCAAACGAAAGAAATTGTATCAGTTGGCGGGGCTAATAAAACGCTGACTTTTGACAGCTCAATCACAACGGGTAATGCGTTTGTAGGTTATTTAGGGCATACAGTAGTAAGAACCACCACATCAGATAACAATGAGTTATCAAATGTCACTCTTGCTAGTTCGGCCACTTCCGCTTCTGAGTTCGATACAACGGGTTCAACATTATCTTGGACTCATTCGGGAGCGACTTCCGCAGCATTTGGGCTTGAGATAGAAGAGGCCGGCGGCCCTACATTTCAAGCTGCATGGGCAAGTAATAGTAATAGGATAATACAATGAAAAAGAATGTAGCCAGCCAGTCAATTGGCGCTCAGATGATAACAGCTGCTGACGGTACAGCCTTTACAGGCACGGTGACGGTTCTAATTACTATTGATAATGGTACTCAATCGGCATCCGGCGGGACAGCTCCAGCACATGAGGGTAATGGATACCATAGCTATACACCAACACAAGCAGAAACAAACGGCGACCATTTAGCCTTTACCTGGACCGGCACAGGCGCTATACCCGTAACCATTCAGATGTTCACTCAATTCCCGCAGACGGTAGATAACGATACAAAAATATCACTTATCCCAACAACCGCAATGAGAGGTACTGACAACGCTGCTTTAGCTAGTGTGTGTACTGAAACTAGACTACAAGCATTAACTGACTGGTTAAATGGCGGCAGGTTAGATTTATTATTGGATGCCATACCAACAACGGCTATGCGTGGCACCGATAGCGCAGCACTCGCGAGCGTCTGTACGGAGACTAGATTGCAAGCACTTACAGATTGGCTCAATGGCGGCAGACTTGACCTGTTGCTTGATGCAATTCCCACAACTGCAATGCGTGGCACAGACTCAGCAGCATTAGCGAGCGTTTGTACAGAAACGCGCTTACAGGCTCTCACTGACTGGCTAAACGGTGGAAGGTTAGACCTACTCCTTGACGCTATCCCAACTACCGCCATGAGAGGAACAGACAGCGCGCTACTAGCAGTTAACCAAGTCACAGTATCCGATATACTAACCACTCAAATGACAGAGGCATACGCAGCAAATGGAGTTGCACCGTCAATGGCGCAATCACTATTTGCAATTCATCAAATGTTGATGGAATTCTCTATTGCTGGAACATCGTACACAGTTAAAAAATTAGACAGTGCAGCTACAGCATTTGTCGTAACGTTAAATGATGCGACAAATCCAACGGGCAGCACAAGATGAGTATCGCGCTGATAGTAACAAGAGGCTATGGTAATGGTACTTTAGTTGGCACAATAAAAGATATTGTTTTACGTGGTTATGATATATCAACTGTCATACCGCCAACAGTCCCAATAGCTACCGGGTTAGTTGGCATTCAATCTACTGGTAACGGCATCACTAGCAATCAATCGACCGGAAATGGTATAATAGGCAAACAGTCTGCAGGAAACGGTGTTATAGGAAGCGGGAGCCTTTAATGGGTAGCTTAAATTTTAAAGAGGTTGGTCAGCCGATCAGGATTGATTTTAATGAAGATATCAGCCTGGCAACACCAACGCTCGTTTTAGAGCCCCAGCTTGGAGTAAAAAAAGACATTACAGACGGCGTAACCATCCCTAACACAACGATTATTGTAGGCAGTCAAACCCTAACCGCCAACGAATATATGGAGTATTTCACCAAAGAAGAGGATTTGGATTACGTGGGGCAATGGCGATTTAAAGGCGAGTTAAACTTTAGCTCAACCGACATTAGACAATCTGATTACGAAAGATTCACTGTAAAAGCATAAGGAGAAAGAGCAATGCCAGGCCATACACCCGGAGAGAAGTTAAAAAACAATCCAAAAAAGAATAAAAAAGCAGCAAAACGAGTCAGCAAAACTATCCGAAAAGAGCGGAAGAAAGGCACGAAGCCCAGCAAAGCTGTAGCTATCGGACTATCAGTCGAAAGGCAACGCAAAAGGAAAGGACCTACTTTCGAATAACATAACACAACTTATCGCACAGTTTAGAGGCGCAGAGGAGAAAACGGTTATGATCAAAGCACTATCAAATTTATCCATCAGCTTATTATCATTGGCTGGCTGGATTTATCTTATATCCCTTATTCTACTATTAACTAGTTGTGCTACTAACAAACCTTCACTCCAAGAAGTCGAACGCTTATGCAGCACAGGCCACGTAGGAAACTACCACTATTCAGACGATGAGAGTAATATGCGGATAAACTGCCAAGGGGGTAAGAATGGATAACGTAGACTATTCACTAGATTTCAGGATAAAAGAAAAACTTAGAAAGGATATGTTGCATACTCTACATATGGGATATATTCACCACACACCATTAGGAAGCAGCGCAGCCAAAGGCCATCTAATGAGCGGTAGAGAAATCAACATACTGGCTAGACGGGTAGAAGATGAATAACACAGAGAATCTACCACAGACCGACACAACACAAGAGATAGGAGAGGCATTAGCCGAAAAGGTCGCATTCCTATGCAATACTCTTAAGATGGTCGATAAGGAACCTAAAGTAGTTTACCAGGAAAAATCTAATCGAGTTAAAATCACTTGTGATAATGAGAAATGCTTCCTAAGTTTCCATAGTTACAAACAATGGGATGAGATTATCGATAGATTTACTAATAGGTTATGTGATGGCTAAGACACGCGCACAAGAAAACAGAGCCATACGTCAAGAGGCTTTGAGAGAGCAATTATCTGCTCAGGGTCATGTCCAGCATATTATTGAAATATGTAAAGAATTGAATGAGCTAACTACTAAATTAGAACCTTCTGATATAACAAGAAAAAAGATAGTGATTGATACCAAATTATCACTGCTTAAAAAATACCTCCCAGACCTTAAAGCGGTAGAGCATTCAGGTCCAGACGGCGGCCCTATGCAGTTTGAAGAATGGTTGGAAAATCTTGAGTGAGGCAATCCAAAGACAAAGATTAAAGGATGACTTTCCATTCTACTCAAGAAACTGTTTAACTATTCGAAGTAAAGCAGCAGAAACCATCACATTAAAGCTCAACAAAGCTCAACTCCATATTCATAACTTAATTGAAAAGCAGCTACTTGACACCGGAAGAGTTAGAGCGGTTATTCTAAAAGGTAGGCAGCAAGGCGCATCCACTTACATTCAAGGCCGGTTTACCTGGAGAACCACCCACAGAAAAGGTGTGAAGGCTTTTATACTCACACATGAAGATGATGCCACTCAAAACCTATTCTCAATGGGAAAGCGATACTACGAGAATCTTCCCCCCTTTGTTAAACCGTCCATATCAGCCAGTAACGCCAGAGAGTTGAAGTTCGACAAGCTTGACTCTGGCTACAAGGTCGGCACAGCAGGAAATAAGTCAGTAGGAAGAAGCCAGACTAATCAATTCTTTCATGGTAGTGAGGTCGCATTCTGGCCCAACGCTGCAGAACATGCTAAGGGAATACTCCAAACTATCCCAGATATGCCCGGTACCGAGATTATTTACGAGTCTACCGCTAATGGGCTAGGCAACTTCTTTCATCAGCAATGGAAGCTAGCAGAGGCTGGTCTAAGTGACTTCATTGCTATCTTTGTACCTTGGTTTTGGCAGGATGAATACAGGAAAGAGCTACCCAAAGACTTTAGCAAGACCGAAGACGAAGCGAAGTTAGCCAATCAATACGGACTGGATGATCAACAAGTCTATTTCATGCGTCAAAAGATTGTTCAGTTATCTGCAGATGGTACGGACGGATCAAAGGCTTTCAAGCAAGAATACCCTATGAATGCGAGTGAGGCCTTTCAGGTATCCGGTAGTGACGGGTTGATACTGGCTAGTGATATTGTCGAAGCAAGGAAGAACGAGTGCAATCCAAGCGGCGCTTATGTCGTCGGTGTTGATCCATCAAGAGGAGGCGATAGATTCTCTCTCATTGACCGTATGGGCAGAAAGGCGTGGAATCTCAAGAGCTATACTGGCGACCAGGTAGACAAGTTAGGAAAGTCGGTGTCTATTTGCAAGTTAAGACTTGATACTGTTGATCCAATAGCAAAGAAAAAGCCTGACATGATGTTTATTGATGCCGGCGGAGGTGCTGATATTGTCGATAGGCTCCACGAGCTCGGCTACGAAGACAGAGTAAAGGCTATCTACTTTGGCTCAACTCCATTAAATACAGAAAAGTACAAAAACAAACGCTGTGAGATGTGGGGTGAGTGTAACTTGTGGTTAAAAGATGAAAACCTAGAAGTTGAAATACCTGATTCTGACACACTTCAAGCTGACCTGTGCGCTTCTCCTTATGATAGAGACTCACACGATAGAATTTGCCTATGGAAGAAAGAACGTATAAAATCAGACTATGGGTTTTCACCGGACGAAGGTGATGCGGTTGCTTTAACATTTGCTGAACCCGTCAACCTTAACAAACCTCAAGACATAGACTTCGATAGCGAGTTTTAATAATGGCAACAGATAGCGAAGCACTAAAAGACATACACGCAGAAGGAATGGAACGCTTTGTGCAAGTGGAAGACCGAGATCAAAGACAGCTATCCATTGAAGAGATGCGCTTTGCTCATGTTCAAGGCGGTCAGTGGGATGAAGACTCAAGAACTAAACGAGCGAATAGACCCCGATTCACTATCAACCGCATTGAACCTGCTATCGACCAAATCGTCGGCAATCAAAGACAGAACAGAACCAACATCAAGATAAGACCTGTATCTGGCGGTGCTGATGAAAAGACAGCCAAAGTCTTTAATGGATTAATCAGGAATATCGAGTCAGTCTCAAAAGCTGATAATTCTTATGATGCTGCCTTTGATGAGTCAATTGCTGGTGGCTTTGGTGGTTGGAGAGTGCTTACAGAGTTTAATGATGACGATGTGTTTGAACAAGACATTAAGATAAAACCCATTAAATCAGCGGCAAGCTCTCTGTATTACGGCCCATCTGAAGAATACGACAAACGAGATGCGATGTATGCCTTTTTAATCACCAATTTCTCACCAGTTGACTTCAAGGCTAAATGGCCGGACGCATCACCCGCAACCTTTAACAGAAGTCAATTAACTAATATTGCCAATTGCCGCAACTGGTTCAAGGAAGACTCTATCAGGGTCGCAGAGTATTGGAAGAAAGAGCCCGTCAATAGAGAACTGGCTTTAATGTCAGACGGCAAAGTTATTGATTTAGAAGAAGAGGCGAAGGTTATTGATGAACTCGCACTCCAAGGCATCACCATCTTAAAAACAAGAAAGGTTAAAACTCACAAGGTAGTCATGTATAAAATGAGCGGATTGGAAATATTAGAAGGTCCTAATAAATGGGCTGGTAAATTTATTCCTTTAATTCCTGTGTTTGGTAAAGTCCATCACATTGAAGACGATACCCACGTGAAAGGTATTGTTCGGGATGCGAAAGACCCTCAAAGAATCTACAACTATGAGACGAGCCAGGCCATCGAAACGAGCGCGTTAACCCCTAAAGACCCTTATTGGTACACTAAGACAATGGCTGCAGGCCATGAGGCTGCATGGAAATCATTCCCAAGGAAGAACCAGCCCTTTATGCCTTACACTCCAGACGACAAACACCTTGGGCCACCAGTGAGAAGCGGCGCGCCATCACTACAACAGGCCTCACTCGCCATGATTCAACAAGCATCGATGGATATAGAGGCTACTACCGGCATTCACGCCCCAGCATTAGGTAGAGCGCCCCAATTATTGAGTGAGAAGTCTGTCCAATCTCAAGCGGAGAAGGGTGATAGAGGTTCTTTTATTTATGAAGACAATCTGGAGAAATCGAAGGAGTATACCGGGGAGATATTAATTGATTTAATTCCTAAAATCTACGACACCGCTCGAACGGTTAGAGTGTTAAATGTTGATGGAACGAGCGAACAAGTGGACATTAACCAACATTTAAACCAAACCATTGAAGATCAACAAACCGGCGAGAAAGTGATAGTCAACGACTTAACCCAAGGCAAGTATGATGTATTGGCCGACACTGGGCCAAGCTTTGCGACTAAACGCCAAGAATCAGCTGCTCAACTCATCGAACTTTCTGCAGGAAACGAATTAGTTTCTCAGTTAGGATTAGATATCATTGCTAGAAACTTAGACATTAACGATTCTGAAGAATTGCACGACAGAATTAGAGCGCACATGATTAAGAATGGCGTTGTCCAACCCACTGAAGAAGAGATCAAAGAACTTGGTTTAGACCAACCTCAAGAACCTGACCCCACTCAAGTCGCATTACTAGACAATGTCTTAATGGATACGGAAGAAAAGAAAGCTAATATAGAAAATACAGACGCAGACACCATTAATAAACAAGTGACCGCACAGAAAACAACGGCTGAGACTCTGGAAACACTGACTCAAACAGTTATCAGTAAGCTCGATAAAGGCTTACCATTGAGCAATCAAGAACTCATGATGTTGATTAAACAACGCGATATTGTCGGAGAAGGGCAGCAAGAAATAGACCCTGGTCCTAACAGCGTACAGGCAGACGATATATCCAATAGTTTAAATCAATTGAATATTCCACAGCAATAGTTTAAAATTATAGTACAGGTTTTCTCTATACCTATTTAAATAGATGCTTACACCAGCCAAAGGGCGCAAAATGACAGACGAACTAGCTGAACAGGTTGAATCAGGTATTACCTTCGATGAAGAAGTCGACAACGCAATATCTAATGATGCTACAGAGGAGTCAGCACCTCAAGAGGACGAGAGTCCAGCGGCTGAAATGCCCGAAGAAATAGCTAGTGAGGCCGAAGGACAGTTATCCGAAAGGGCTCAGAAGCGTTTTAATAAGGTTACGTTTGACAAGCACGAGCAAGCTCGTAGGGCAGACACAGCAGAAGCTAAAATTGTTGAACTTGAAGCAAAGATAGCATCCAATGTGCCGCCATTACGAGAGCCAAAACTTGAAGACCCTGACATTGATTTTGATGAAGATAAATTAATCCAAGCCAAAATTGATTACAA